GTTCGAGAAGTCCCCCAAGGACAAGGAAGTCCGTGGCATGAAGGAGGGCTCCAAGAAGGAGATGGCCCTCGACAAGAAGCAGGCCAAGGGCAAGTTCCCGGCGTTCCTGAAGGGCAAGAAGTGAACGAGGCACAAGCCATCGCGAAGTGCCTCCAGGCACTGGCACCCGACGTGAAAAAGGCGACCGTCTTCCTCAGCCCCAAGCTGGTGGTGAGCCTGTGCCGTCGTCACAAGTACAGCAAGCGCAACACGCGCGAGGACATCGTGTGCAAGATCGGCGTGCCGAACTTCGCCGAGCGCCACTTCATCGCGCGATGCAAGAAGGCCGGCGTGCCACTGCCGCTCAACCGCCCGCAGCTCAAGTTCTGGCCGGCAAAGACCAAAACGCTTCGATGAGCGACAACGTCTTCGCCTTCACCGAGCCGGGTCAGACGTACCCGGCCTACGTGTCGCTCAACCTGGTCGACGAGACCAGTCCGCGCCCGTTCGAGCTGCTGGTGCGCACGCGTGGCGAGCAGACCCCGCAGAGCATCCGGCTGAGCCGCGTTGACGTGTACCTCCTGGCCCAGAGCATCCGAGCCAAGCTCAACCCCACCTGACATGGCCGAGTCCGCCATCACACCGCAGTCGTCCTACAAGGACCGCATGCAAGCGCTGCTGCGGGAGGCGGGGCCGCGTCTGTTCATGCGGTACTACGACACGCTGCTCGAAGACAACGTGAAGGTCGACGACCTGCGCAAGGGCGTGGAGCTGATCATCAACGCCACCGACGTGGCGCTGGAAAAGAAGACGGACCAGAACTCGAACCTGGCGGTCTTCAACATCACGTTCGACATGAACGGCATGAAGGCCGAGGTGCAGGCCGCGCCGGCGCAGCTCGTGGAGCAGGTGGAGGACGCCAAGGTGATCGAGGCGCCCGCCGAGACCCCGGCCATCGAGACGGTCGACGTGCAGGAGATGTTCAAGCTTCTGGACGGCATGCTGGGCGACGAGGAGACCTGATGGCCTACGGCTACAAGCCCGGTCCGACCGGCGCGCGGTTCCTCGCGAGCGACAAGTTCATCAAGCTCATCTGCGGCCCGGTGGGCGGCGGCAAGTCGACGGTCGCGCTGATGGACCTGGTCCGCCGCGCGGTCAACCAGGCCCCCTTCGAGGGGGTGCGGCGCACGAAGTTCGCCATCGTGCGGAACACCGCCGCGCAGCTCAAGTCGACGGTCAAGCCCATGATGGACACCTGGCTGGTCACCATGACCGGCGGACGCATGGGGAAATGGCGCATCACCGAGAACGTGTTCGAGATGCGCATGAAGCTGACCGACGGGACCATCGTCCACTCGGAATTCCTGCTCATGCCGGCCGACACACCGGACGACGTGCGGCGTCTGCTGTCGCTGGAAGTCTCCGCCGCCTGGGTGGAGGAGTGCCGCGAGATCGACCCCGAGGTGTTCGCCGCGCTGCAAGGCCGTACGAACCGCTACCCGGCGCGGATCGCCGGCGGCGTGAGCGAGCCCGGCGTCATCTGCTCGACCAACCCGCCCCCGGTGGGTGGGTTCTGGCACGACATGATGACCCAGCCCTCCAAGGGGGTCGAGGTGTTCATGCAGCCGCCGGCGCTCCTGGACGACGACACGCTCAACCCAGACGCCGAGAACCTGGAGAACCTGGCCCCGGACTACTACGACAACCTGATCGAGGGCAAGACCGAGGACTGGGTCAACGTCTACCTCAAGAACAAGTTCGGCGCGGGCTCCAACGGCCGCCCGCTCTATCGGGCCAGTTTCAAGCAGTCGTTCCACGTCTCCAAGGAACCGCTCAAGGCGGTGCTGGCCGGCATCAATCCGCTGATCATCGGCATGGACAACGGCCTCCAGGCTGCTGCGGCCATCCTGCAGCAGGACGCGCGCGGCCGGGTCAACGTGCTCGCGGAGGCCTTCGTGCCCGAGGACACGACGATGGGCGTGGAGAGCTTCCTCGACAAGCTGCTCATCCCGCTGCTGCGCAACAAGTTCCCGCAGTTTCCCAACGAGAAGGTGCTGTTCGTGCTGGACCCGGCGTGCTTCGCGCGCAGCCAGCTCAACGAGGCCACCATCGCCCAGGCGGTGGGCCGGCGCGGCTACCGGGCCATCGAGGCGACGACGAACGACCCCGAAATCCGCATCAACGCGGTCGAGCAGCTCCTCCTGCGTCAGATCGACGGCAACGCCGGGTTCCTGATCGACCCGAGCTGCACCCACATCGCCAACGCGATGGAGTGGGGGCACCGCTACAAGCGCACGGCGGCGGGCCTGCACACCACCGAGGTGGAGAAGAACCACTTCAGCCACATCGGCGACGCGGTCCAGTACGCCAGCCTGCACTACAACGCCTCCTCGACGACCAGCGCGCTGATGCGGTCCCGGCAGGCGAAAAAGGTGGTGCCGGCGAGCTATTGCTATGTGTAAGCTAACGTGTTAGCCCATAATCCAGGCTATGCAGCTCGGTCTCAACACTCCCACGGCTGGCGCCTCCCTCGGCGGCGTGATGCAAACGCGCCCCCTTGCGGCGCTGCTCCAGGACCAGCGAGACCAGGCTGAAGCGCCTGCGGCTCCGCCCACGTCCCTTATCGACTCGCTGGCCGGCTACGTCCGCCAGCACTGGACGCTCGCCAAGACGGCCAAGCAGGTCGACGCCGAGAAGCGGATCATCGACGCCTTGCGCGCCAAGCGCGGCGAGTACGCCCCCGAGAAGCTCCAGAAAATCCGCCAGCAGAACGGCAGCGAGATTTACATGATGCTGTTCGCCACCAAGGCGCGACAGCTCAAGGCGCTCCTGGGCGACATCCTGCTGGGAAGCGGAGAAGACCTGCCCGTGTCGATCCAGCCCACGCCGTCGCCGGACCTGCCCCCCGAGAAGGTCCAGGAGATTCTGCAGGCCGCCCAAGAGCTGGTCATGCAGGCCGAGATGTCGGGCATCCCCATGGGCATGGAGCAGATTCGCCAGCTCCTGCGGGACGCCAAGGACCACGAGCAGTCCGTGCTGGACCAGGAGGCCCGCGCCCGCTGCAAGCGCGCCGAGCGCAAGCTGCACGACATGCTCTCCGAGGGCGGCTTCATCGAGGCGCTCGACGCGTTCCTGGACGACCTGGCGACCTCGCCGACGGCCATCATCAAGGGTCCGGTGATCCGCAAGACCGCCACGCTCGTCTGGCAGCCAGGCGTCAACGGCACCAGCACGCCGGTGACCAGCTTCGCCAACCGCCCCCACTGGGAGCGCGTGGACCCGTTGAACTTCTACCCGGCGCCGTGGGCCACCTGCCCGCACGACGGGTTCATGATCGAGCACCACCGCCTGGAGCCGACGGCCCTGTCCGACCTGATCGGGCAGGAAGGCTACGACAGCAAGGCCATCCGCGAAGTGCTGGACACGCACTCCATCGGCGGCCTGCGCGAGTGGCTGACGGCGGACTCGCTGCGCGCCGACGTGGAGAACCCGGGCGTCGCTGACCCCACCAACGGCTCTAGCCTGATCGACGCGCTGCAGTATTGGGGTTCGATCCCCGGCAAGCTGCTCCTGCAATGGGGTCTCGACGCCAGCCAGGTGCCCGACCCGAGCAAGGTCTACGAGGCCGAGGTCTGGCTGATCGGCAACTGGGTCATCAAGGCCGAGCTGAACGTGGACCCGCTCTCGAAGCGGCCGTACTTCACGGACAGCTTCGAGCGCATCGCCGGCGCGTTCTGGGGCAACTCGCTCTACGACACGATGCGCGACTGCGAGGATATGTGCAACGCCGCCGCCCGCGCACTCGCCAACAACATGGGCATCGCCTCCGGCCCGCAGGTCTGGGTCATGGTCGACCGCACGCCGCAGGGCGAGGAGATCACGGCGATGTACCCGTGGAAGCTCTGGCAGGTCACGAGTGACCCGTCGGGCTCGACGGCCGCCCCCATCGGCTTCTTCCAGCCGAACAGCAACGCGGCCGAGCTGATGGGCGTGTTCGACCGCTACAGCCTCCTGGCCGACGAGGTCACGGGCATCCCGCGCTACATGACCGGCGACGGCATGGCCGGCGGGGCAGGGCGCACGGCCTCGGGCATGAGCATGATGATCGGCAACGCCGGCAAGACGACCAAGAAGACCGTGCGCAGCCTGGACATCCACGTCCTGTCGCCGCTGGGCCAGTCGGGCTACAACTACATCATGCGCTACGTCGGCGACCCGGACATGAAGGGCGACCTCAACGTCATCGCGACGGGCGCTCTGTCGTTCATGGTCAAGGACACCGCGCAGCAGCGCCGCATCGAGTTCCTGCGCGAGACGGCCAACCCGTTCGACATGCAGATCATGGGCGTGGACGGCCGCGCGGCGGTCCTGCGCGAGACGGCGCAGACCCTGGACATGAACACCGACGACGTGGTGCCGCCGCTGAGCGTCGTGCGCACGCGGATGGCTCAGGTCCAGCAGGCGCAGGCTCAACAGGCCGCCGCCGCACAGGCGGCGCAGTCCCCCGAGGGGCCGCAGGGTCGCCAGCTCATGGACGGCCGCCCGGCAACGGATACCTTTCAAAATACTTGAAGCTAACGTGTTAGATCGTATAGACTTCACTCAACACGATGCTTGAGCCACAGCAGATCACCGCTCTCTTCGAGTCGCTGGCTACCAACCAGCCCCGACTCCGGGAGTATCTGCAGGCTCAGCTCGACGAACAGTTCAAGGTGCTGACGAGTGTGAACGACACGGAGCAGTTGCGACGCGCCCAAGGAAAGGCGCAGTCCCTGCAGAACCTGATCGGAATGCTCGACGGCGCAAAAGAGCGGCTCCGCAAGAGCTGACTCACGGATTCGCCGCTGTACGCGGCCCAACCCTGACAGGCCTACGTGGCCCAGGAGACGAAGATGGCACTGCCCCCGCGCGTGCAAGCCGACCTCGACGCAGCCGAGGCCCAACTGGCAGCCTACAACCAGGCCCAGCAGGCCCCAGCCGACGAGCCGGATGCCCCAGCAGCAGAGCCGGTGGTGACGACCGACGCCCCTGAAGCGACACCCGTTGCGTCAAGCGAACCGACCGCCCC